CGCACAGATCGCTATGGAAGTTATTCAACAATATGCTCAACAGCCTGATATTCAACAACGTCTACAACAGGACGAAGCATTTAGGAGTCGTATGGAAAAATACCAAGGTCAGTACACCTTCCAGATGCAACAAGCGCAGAACGCGCAGATTGGTAGAATTGGTACAGCTCCAGCACAAATGGGCAATGTTGACACTCAGAATATGTAGTATTGTAATAATACTTTGTTGTTCAATAACTTATACAATGGCAGATAACAAAACACCCAGAGAATTAGCAAATCGTAGAGTTCAGGAGCAACGTGCTGAGAACTACTTTAATATGTTTAAGCTCAACGAGGGCAACAAACCAAAGGTTTATAAGGATAGCAAAGGCAATCGAACTATAGGTATTGGTTTTAATCTTGAGGATGCTGGGAATAAAAGATTCTTAAAAGAACAAGGCATTGATATAAATGAACTGTTCAGAGGCAGAGAGCTAACTGACAAAGAAACAAAAGTTCTTTATAATCATAGTCTTAGGCAAGCATTTGCTGACGCACAGAAGTTTGATCCAGATCTAGCAAAGCGTCCAGAGGCAGCTAGGATGGCTATAGTTGACATGGCTTTTAATCTAGGTCTAACAAAGTTAAACAAGTTTGTAGAAATGAAAAAGGGTCTAATGAACAATGACTATCAAAAAGCCGCTGATGAAATGGTTGACAGCAACTGGTACAAGCAAGTAAAGTCCAGAGGACCAAGAATGGTTGCTGTAATGCGTTCAGCTGCAAGATAATATGAATATTCAAGACGATATTAAGACACTTTACAATTACGAGGCATTTGCCCGGTTTATGAAGATGGTGCATCAACTAAGAGAAGAATCCATCGAAGAACTACACGAAGCAACTAGCGACAACATACAACAAATATCAGGACGAATCATCACATACGATCAATTACTTCAGCTTGTGAACTGGGAAGAATTGCGTAATCGTCACCGTGAAAACTTTTAGGTGAATAATACTGTTCACCTGTGTTACAGTAAATTATCGCAATCTCTCGGCGTAAATGAGTGGAAATTATGACAGACGAAATCGCAACTGCTGACTCTGGGGCAGATACAAAACCAGTGGACAATATTAATATATCCGTTACGGATTTTGCAAATCGCCGATTGGGGCAGATGACTTCTCGGAATACTGAGGAAGAATCACAACCAGTTGCCGAAGAGCCAACTGAGGAAACAACCGAAGAAGCAACCGAAGAGGTTTCAGAAAACACTGAGACTAACGAAGAAGTTTCCCAGGAAGAGACTAAAGTTGAATCAACATCCGAAGATGTTCTTTCACAGATTGATTTGGACAATGCGTCCGAAGAGGAGCTAAGGGAACTAGCTGATAAGTTAGGCAGTAAAGCTGTTGCACGTTTCGGGGAACTTACCGCAAGACGAAAAGCAGCAGAAGAAAAGCTGGCTAAATTAGAGGCTCAAATGCAACAGCAGAGTCCCCTTGAAACCAAAAAAGTAGAAAACAACCCATTTAGTAATCTTACTACGATTGAGGAATTACAAAGTAAGTCCCAAGAAATAGAAGGTATAGTAGATTGGGCTGAGGATCTTCTTTTTGAAAATGCCGATCATGCAGCCGATGATGTAATCACGGAAGTAGAAGGTCAAGAAATGACCAAGGCACAGGTTCGTAAGTCCCTCTTGCAGGCACGTAAAGCTAAAAAGACCTTTTTACCGGATCAACTTTCTAAACTACAAGCCCAACTTGCGGCTCAAGATATGGAAGTTGCTTTCAAAGAAAGAGCTAAACAAGAACTATCTTGGCTAGATGGTGAGGACAATGATGTACGCAAACATTATGAAGCTACTGTGAACGATGCTCGTTTTCAAAAGATGAAAGAGATCGTATCCAAAGAAGCTCCGGATGTAGCTGGTCAGTTGAATTACTGGTTCGCTCATGCAGCGAATAGTATCTACGGTCGCAAACCTATAGTTGATAGCAAGCCAAGCGTTAAACTTACACCACCGAAGGGTGCAACAACAAGTAGTGCAAACGCTGACAAGTCCCAATCAAGAACTGCAAAGAGCCTCAAGGAAATGCAAAATCGATTCAAGCAATCAGGTAACGCTCGTGATTTCGCCGAACTTAGAAAACTACAAATGGCCTCGCGCCGATAACTCATTAATAATTAAATACAATGTCATTCTCAAATACATTCGATACTACAAATACAGGATCGGCTGTTTCTAA